TGAAGTTAATCAGTTCGGTACAGTTCCAGCCGTTGAGTTCTTTCAAAACGAAGACAGGCAAGGCGTTTTAGATAATGTGCAGACGCTGATTGATGCGTTGGATAATACGTTAAGTCAAAAAGCTAATCAGGTTGAATATTTTGACAATGCCTATTTAGCAATGCTTGGCGTTCAACTTGAAGAGGACGAGGAAGGTAATCCCAAAGTAAATCTTGAAGGTCAACAAATCATCTATTCGCCAGACGCTGATGCAACTAACGCAAAATTAGAGTTTCTATCGAAGCCAGACGGCGACAATATGCAAGAGAATTTGATTGACCGGATTACCAATCTTGCTTATCAAATTAGCATGGTTTCAAATCTCAATGATGAGGCTTTTGCGGGAAATAGTTCAGGCGTGGCGATGCAGTACAAATTATTGCCGATGAGAAACTTAGCGATGAATAAAGAGCGTAAGTTTACTCAATCGTTGAGACAATTATATAAGTTGTTATTTGGTATTGGCACAGTATTGGATGACAATAAAAAAGACGAATGGCAGAACTTATCATTTAAATTCTCACAGAACATTCCAGCCAATCTTGCTGACGAAGCTGCCACTGCTAAGAGTCTTGAAGGAATTACCAGCAAGGAAACGCAATTATCTGCGCTATCAATTGTTGATGATCCAAAAGATGAAATTGATCGTATGAAAAAAGAGCAGTCCGATGCAATTAAGAATTCATTAGAGGCAACTGGTAATTTGACTGACCAACAGAAAGCTGGTGTAGGTAATGAGCCAGAAGCAACTGAACAAGAAGAATAGGCAATACTGGCAGAAGCGCGAGGAAGAGGAACGCAAGTGGATTGAAGGTAATATCAAAAACGATAAGGACTTCGATAGGCTCCTCCAAGAGCACTATGACACTCTGCTAGATAGCATTAACAAGAATATCAGCGAGCAGTACACCCGGTATGCTAAGCGAGAAGGTTACACGATTGCTGAAGCTCGTAAAAAAGTGGCACAAGAAGACGTCCAAGCGTTTTCTAATCAAGCAAAGAAGCTGGTAGCAAAGGCAAGGGCAATCTTTAAAAAGAAAGGCAAAGTGGAATACGCCGATTTTTCAGATGAAGTTAACACTCGTCTGCGTCTTTACAATGCTACGATGCGAATTAACCGTTTGGAAATGCTTAAAGCCCAGATAGGCTTAGAAATGATAGATAACAATATGGATAACTACAGTGCGATGACTGATCGTTTGAATGATGATTACATTTCCGAATTGAAACGACAGGCTGGTATACTATCTGATTCAGCTGGAGCAGTTAAAGCGGCTGAAACGTCTAGCATTGTTATGGCGTCTACCGGCAATGCTAATTTTAGTGAACGCTTGTGGGCGAACAGTGATGTGTTTAAGGCAAAGCTTGACCAACTGCTAACTAAACAGATGGTGCAGGGACTAAATCCTAGGGCAATTGCCAGAGATTTGAAGCCTTATCTCAAAGCAGAGGTCAATAACGCCAGATATGTGACTGAACGATTGGCACGCACTGAATCAGCTAGGGTACAGACACAGGCGCAACTACGTAGCTTCAAGAAGTACCATATCAGGACTTGTAAATGGCACGCAGAACCTTCTGCTTGCAAGATTTGTCTTGAGATAGTGTCTTATAACGAAGGTATCTATTCGGTTGATGATGTACCGGACTTACCCGTGCATCCTAATTGCAGATGTAGCATTTCGGCTTGGCACGATAAAACTAATAGCGATGACTGATTACGGTCACCGCTTTTTTATTGCCTTTTTCCTGTTTGCAGGCTTTAAAGAACAACCGAGTAGCCTCCCAAGGCTTTAAATGCGAGCACAAAGGAGAACAATTATGGAACTAGAAAAATTATTACCAATGGATCTACAATTTTTCGCCGAACAACCAGATGCAGGTAGTGATACCGACACAGATGACAATCCTAATCCTGCTACAGGTTCCGATGTTAGCTCGGAGAACGCAACAGGTAACGATGATAATGGCGAAGACACAGATGACAGTAAGAAAGAAGATATCGACGGTGACAAAACTGTTGAAAAGCTTAAGAAACGCCTGGATTCTAAAACGGCTGAAAACCACGATTTGAAGCAAAAGTACGATGAACAATCTCAATTGCTTGATGATTTGAAGTCCGGACGAAAATCAATCAAGGAGCTTGCTTCTGACGATAAAAAGTCAAAGGAAGAAACTGAAAAAGATAATGAGATTGCTAAATTAAAGGCAGAAATTGCTCGTACTAAAGCTATCAATGAAACAAATGCCGTTTTTAAAGACCAAGGTCTAGTAGTGAGTGATGACGTCCTCAACATGGTTGTAGGTAACGGCACTGATAACGATGCCATTTATGAAAACGTAAAGGCATTAACAGGCTTGATTAACAACATTAAGGAAGACACCAGAAAAGAGTTTATGAAAGGTAGCACTCCGCGGATTAATAAGAATGCTGCTAAGGTTTCAACGAAGTCATTCGACAAGATGACACTGACTGAAAAAGTCCAATTACACGCGACAAATCCAGAAAAATTTAATGAACTAACAGGAGGAATTAAATAATGGCAGATACAATCACGAAATTAGAAGATTTAACCAATCCAGAGGTACTAGCGCCAATTGTATCTTATGAATTAGAAAAGGCACTACGCTTTACGCCACTGGCTAGTGTAGATAGAAACTTGGAAGGTAAGCCCGGCGATACAATTACATTCCCAGCGTTCACTTACATTGGCGACGCAAAGGATATTGCAGAAGGCGAAGCAATCCCGCTCGACAAACTAGGTTCAACAACCAAAAAAGCAACTATCAAAAAGGCTGCTAAAGGTACAGAAATTACTGATGAAGCACGTTTATCAGGATATGGAGATCCTTTTGGTGAATCCACTCGCCAATTAGGGTTAGCGCTTGCTAATAAGATTGACGATGATGTACTTGGAGCTGCTAAAACAGCAACACAAACAATCGCTTTTGAACCTACAGTTGATGGGGTGCAAGCCGCACTTGATATCTTCGACGATGAAGATGACAAGGTTGTTGTAGCTGTTATGAGTCCTAAAGATGCAGCCAAAGTTCGTAAAGATGCTATGGCACAAAAGCTAGGTTCAGAAGCAGGTGCTAACCAATTAGTTAGTGGAACATATCTTGATGTATTGGGTGTTCAAATCGTACGTTCTAAGAAGCTTGCAGAAGGCGAAGCGGTATTCATTAAGGTGGATCCTACAAAGCCAGCAATCAAGCTTGTAATGAAGCGTGGTGCGCAAGTTGAAACCGACCGAGACATCATTCGCAAGATGACCATCATGACAGCTGACGAACATTACACAGCTTACGTTTACTACGACAAGAATCTTGTCTACTCAGCCCCAAAAGTGTAAACCCACCTGCTAGTGGGATTTCCGCTAGTCAAAAAACGTTGTCCGAGAAGGTGGGGGACGCTAAGGATATTACAATCGCAAGTGATCCAAAGGACGCAAGCGATGCTGACGCCGTAGTTAAAGCAACGTCTGCCGCATCTAGTGATGAGACGATTGCTACAGTTGCCAAGAAGAGTGATGGTGTATTTACTGTTACCGGTGTTAAAGCTGGTTCAGCAACTATCACATTTACCAGCGGCGAACTAACAACCACATTAGCGGTAACAATCACTGACGCCGCCTAGGAGGTGGTCAAATGGCTGAAACAGAAGATTTGAAGAATCTTAAAAAGCTACTGATGCTGAAGAAAGACGATGTTAGCAAGGATGAATTACTACAGTTAATCCTTGATAATACGTCGGCATCATTAAAAATTAAGCTCCATAGGAAAGCGAGTGAGGCTGTCCCCGATGAACTCAACTACATCTTGTTAGAAGTAGCTGTACGGCGCTTCAATCGCCTTAAAAATGAAGGAATGGCTAACTATTCCCAAGAAGGTGAATCAATCACATTCAACAATGATGATTTCGACGATTTCAAAGACGACATCGTCGATTGGTTAGCTGATCAAGAGGACAAGCCTACATCGTTAGGTAAGGTTAGTTTCATTTCGGGATACCAAGGGAAGTGATGGGATGCGATTCACAGACAAGGTTCAATTTTATAAATCGAACGACCATTACGACTCAAGTAATTCCAGTGGCGAGCCAGTTATGGTTGGTGAAGCAATTGCTAACGTCACACATCTAGGCGCTGACCGCTCTCAACAATTATTTGGCGACATCGACGTGGATAGGTTAGTTGTGCGTTTGGTAGAGCCGTTTAATGACAGTTGGGACGTGCTGGCTGTTAACGGCGGCGATACGTTCTACAAGCTCCAGACAGGAGTACATCCGCTTAAGATAATGGGTTATATCGTGGGGGAAACGCAAAATGAGTAACTATAACTTTTCAATTAAAGGGCAAGACCTTTTAATTAGAAAATTGAAGCAAAAAGCTCAAAAAGGCGCGGTTAAAGCTATTGTTAAATCCCATACTGCCAATATGGAAAGCAAAGCGCAAGAGTTGGCTCCCGTTGATACAGGTAATCTAAAACGCGGTATTAGTTCGCAATTACTAAAAGGCGGAATGGCAGGAGCCATTATTTCTTCTGCGGAATACTCGGGGTACCAAGAATTTGGCACTCGTTTTATGGCTGCTCAACCATACATGGGTCCAGCTTGGCGAAAGGAACGACCACTATTTTTAAGCGATTTGCATAATTTAGTAAGGTAGGTGGTTAATATCAGAAAATCACCAGCACAAGATGTCTACGACCGCTATTTCATGCTATCCCAGAAGTTGGGATACGACACATACGACTACTTACCTCCAGATAAG